TGGCTACTTTGTATAGTAGAAACAGCGTTTTCTAAATCATTTGAATCTGGCGCTAGACTAAAATTTATTAAAGTACTTTCAGTTGCAAAAGGTGCAGGACCAGCAAGAGAATATTGATTACCACTTAAAAATCCATGAATTGAATTATAATTATAAGCATCTTGTATTATGTATTTAACATTGTAATCTGCTACACCACTAGATGTGTAGTAAGTGCTGTTTAAATATCCGCCTGTAAATTTAGATAAATCTGAATAATATCTTTCATAAATGTCTGAACCAGCACCTGCGTTATTAATAGCTGCTAAAGTGTAATTAGCAAATGTAATATACGCCCAGGTAAATGCTAACTTATAATCACCTTGTGTTACGAGAATAGTATTGTAAGGTTTGTCATCTGAACTTGGTGTACTATCATAAATAGCTTTAGTTACACCTTGACCAGGAAACAGTGTACTAATAAATCTAAAACCATAATTCATAGATGTTTGAGATGTATCCCAGACTCTTACACCAAAGTTTAAATAAACATGGTCAACTTTGTTTTGATAATTTGCTATGTTAGTTGCTGCAACATCTTCCATAACTTTAGCAATAATGTCTTCAGCATCTAATCCTAAAGTATCAGCTAAAGCAATTATTTTGTCGCGTTTACTTGTATTTTGTCCAGATGCATTAAAATTAGTATTGTTTAATCTTAATGGTATAGCAGGTAACACACTTAAAGTATCACTACCTGTAGTAGTAATTTGAGTATTTGGATCATCTAAACCACTATAAGTGCCAACACCTACTTTATATACAAATAATTTATTTACGCTAGGAGCACTGTCTAAATAATAATTTACTATGTAATGTAATCCGGTAGGTTTGCTAGGTATATTAAAAGCTGTAAAGTTTGCTAATGGACTTCCTGTACGTAATGTGTAATTATTACTACTGCTGTTATATACAGAATTACTAACATTAACTACAGTAGCTGTACCACTATGCGTAAACGTAGATGTTTCATGTACATAAGCTTTATTTTCTTGCAACCAATATTTCTGCCAAGGATTTACAAACAATGTTCCTAACTTAGCATTAGTTATAGTAGCAGGAGCACTGTTAAGACTAGTTAATACAGAATCAACTTCGTCATAGTCAACTGTCATAACATTACCTTTTAAGACTGGAAAATCTTCAAAGTAATCGCCATCGTCAATAAATTTTATAAACTTTCTAACGTTTTGTTTACCATTTTTAAATAGTGAAGCAAAACGTAATGCTTCAGAAATATCATTACCGTTAATAACTGCATTAACAATTGTTTCTGCAGAAGCTTTTTTATCTGGTTTTGCAAATAAAGCTTGATTGTGTACTTCAAATAATTCTACATCACTAGCAGATGTTTCACCATCTTCAAAACCTAATAGATTAGCAACAGGAGATAGTACAGCATCTACAACTCCTACTACTACATCAACAATAGTATCTACAACATCAACAATTGCATCAACAATGTCTTCAACAATATCTTCAATTACATCACATAAACCCATTGTTAGTTAGCTAATGGATTGTCTAAAGATTCTTGTACTCGTTTCATAAGGTCTTCTTTGGTCTTATCTACTTTAATTTCAAATCTATCTAATTTAGTATCATAGCTAGTTAACTTAGTATCTACAGATTGTAACTTAGTATCTACTTTAGATTCTAAATTCCATTGTGAATTACGTAAATCTGTCATATCTTTTTTAAGTTCTATCTTAATAGCATTTGCATGCTCTTCTATGCGTAATACTTCAGCTTCTGTTTTTTTCATCTGTCCAGCTATAGAATCGAGGTCCAAATTTGCGATTCCTTCGACTTTCTGATACATAAGAAAGCCACCGTATAGGCTACCAACAATCGTAGATAATAGAGCAAAGGCTCCTACAAGCTGCGTATAAGTAAACCTTAAGCTACCTATCTTAAGTCGTTTATCTACTAAACCTTCTATCTCTGCTACTTTTTCTCCTAAATCAGCCATTAGTTATCAAACTCCGTATTAACTTGTAATGCTTTTAGCAAATCAATTTCTTGCCGTAACTTTTCTACTTCTAATCGTCTACGTTGTAATTCTAATTGATACAACGTATTACAATTAATTCTTTCTTTTGGTGCATCTAAAGGTATTATTATTCTAGCATATATACCTAAGTCTTTTGTTTGTGGGTTAAGAGGGTCTTCTTTACCAAGTATTGGAGCAACTGCGTTATTAACAATACCTGTAAGACCAAATTCAAAATTTGTTGAACCACCAATAGAGTTAGTACAATCTAGATCTCCAGCTTTAATTCTATCTGTACCGTGAGTACTACCACCACTAGGTAACTGTAAATTAAGCGAAGTACTATTAGCTAACACTTGTGAACAGCTCAACATCAATAGTAAAAAACTTATTTGAATTTTGAGCATATTCTTGTAGCTAGCAACGTTTGACTTTCATTGCTACTCCTTAGTTTAGACAAAGCACATATGTACCTTGCTCTTTTTATATTGTTTTCTGTAATGTAAACATCAAACTCTTCTCTTGAGTTCCAAAGCCGCATAGTTGTTTTCTTTACATCATCGACACCAGATATTTCCCACTTTGGATAGGTAGGTGTCATTTCGTGGCTTAGCACTGCTCCGCTCAGCAGTAAACATAATATTACTGCGCCACGCATTCAGCTAATACAACTGCTTTATATGCACCACCCGGAAACGCTCTGTTACCACCATATACAGCTACTGACGTTGACTGTAGCCAAACACTACCTGCTACGCTAAGTCCGTACTGTCGCATTGCACCAGTTGTAGTTGATGCCGCTTGGTATCCACTCATGCCATCTGCACCTGTAGCCTTTACAGAAACAGCACCAGTCCACGTTACATTGTCTGACAATGATGGACTTGAGCTAAAGCTTGTAGGGTAAGAAACTTGTGCGTAGTAAGCGTCAGCAAGTGTAGTATCAAATCTAATTACAGGTACTTGTCCGTTACTAGCAGGGTCTGTTGTTAGCGTATAAGCATTTGGGTTACCGTACTTTCCATCTACTGTTGTTGCAACTGTACATCTCGATTCAACTGTACCATCAATGTCTGCTGACAACACTGGTGTTGCACCAATTATTAAACTCATTGCTATTAATAATTTTTTCATTGGTATTGCTCCTCTATCATTGTATTCATTAATTTATCTTGTCCTAAACTCCTTAACGCTCTTCTATTATCCACTATATCTTTATCTTGTAAAACAATTGATTCTTTGTACATCTTACCTGGGATATTCGCAATATAATATGTGTTAATATTTGTTGCTTTGTTTATTACTTGTAACAATGCAGCTTGCGATACTTCATTAGCAATAGTAAGTGCATTTTCTGTAGCAGCTAAAAGAGACTCCATGTTTTCTTTATCTTCTGCCTCGTCTTCGTCTTCTTTAGCTTCTTTGTTTTCTTCTAACAACTCCTTATTAGTTTCTGCTTGTGCGAGCTGGACTGACTCATCTTGCAACGCGTCATAATCTGGTATCTCAGGTAATGGAGGTGGTTTAGGCTTTACATACCCAGGACAGTTAGGGTCACTTTGTGGGTCAAAACAAGGGTCAAATCTGTAGATGTATTTTACATCAGCATTTTCTATACTACCTGTACCTTCTTCTTTAAGTCTACCATTACCAAATATTGCTAAAGGTGTATAAGGCAAAGCTATTGTTCTTCTAACTTCAATACCACCTTCACGCTGTGACCAGTTCTGTACATCCTGAAACACATAACCACCACCTACTTTATCATTTTCTAAAGTAACAATATAATTATCTTCTTTGTTTTTAACAGGTGTGTATTTATAAGTAACACCTGATATATCCATACCGCCAATAGCATTGACTCCTATGTAAGTAGGATTCATTGACCACTGTAAGCCATTGATAGCTGCGTTAGGTGTGTAACCGAATGTGTAGCTAAAAGAAGATAAAGGCAGCAGCAGCAGTACCCATAATGCTGAGAACCTTATCACGCTTTTCTTGTGTAGTAATTTCATCTTCATCCTCTGGCATAGGTATTAGGTCAGTCCTAACTTGCCATGCAGCTTTGGCTTCATTGCCTATCAAGCCATCTATTGGACAAGGAGTTCCTGCATCCATCATAGCTTGCCATACATCTTTATCTTGACACATTATTGATACTGCGGCTACTTTCATACCCATATCATATAATCTACCTGCTTTTTTTAATCTAGGACAATTTTCTTCAGTATAAGTAGCACCTAAACTTAAAGATAATATTTGTGTGCCTAAAGCGCCACTAGAAGATATAGTACATAAATCAGAGTTATTACCACCTACATTAGGTGATATAGCTGAAGGAGGAGGAGACTTAACTGTAGTCTCATTTGTACCTGTAGTTGTTACAGTAGATGTAGTGTTCTGTGTTATCGAGCTTTCATCTACTGCCATTACAGGTAATACAAAGATTACCCAAAAACATGCAACAATACTTAAAGCTATGACATTGTTGCGCAATCTGTTAGACATTAGCCTGTAGGTTCTGCGTTAGCTATTTGTGTGTTTAGATTACCAGTACCTGTAGCATTTAACGCTGTAATAGTAGTAACAGGTGTTCCTGCAACATTAGTATTAATAGTCCAAGCATCAATTAATGTTTTAAGATACTTTTGGTCTGCATTCCATTTAAATCCTTTAGCTTGTTCACCTTTTAATGTAATGTCTTTACCCATTACACTATTAGCATTAGGAGTTTGATTTCCTGTAACGAGTGTTTGAGCAAATTCAGTTGTTTGTTTTTGAGTTAATAAAGCAACTTCTGCATTTGTTTTTTCTTGACCAATTGCATAACTAACTGAAGCTTGTAAAGCACTTTGCATTGCTCCTAAATACACAGTAGCAAAATCTGTCCCTGTTATTCTACCTAATTGAAACTGTGCTTCTAAATGTGCAGTAACAGACTCCATTAAATCATCAAATACACCAGTACCTGTAATTACATTATTAGTATTTGTTACTGAACTACCTTGTGTCAGTGATGCATTTGTTAGTGCCATAATATTATCCTACTGATCCTGTTGCTTTTTGTTTAACACGTAATTTATCAATTTCTTCTGGTGTTAGTGGAGGTAATACTTCAACATTATATGCTTTAATATTTTTAGGCTCCATAATTTCTTGACCATTACGAGTTGTTCTTGCAAAAATCTGACACTCAGCATTTTTAAGATGTTCATAAATAATTTTAGGTATATGCCAACCTTCATCATTATTATAAGGAACATATTTTTTAACTGCTTGACCATCGTTAATTACATTACTACCTACTGTAAAAATATCGCCAACAGCTTCTACTTTTAATGGATCATTTGGTCTAACTACAACTCTAACTAAACTTAATCCTTCTGCAGCTTGTAAACCTTCTAATTCAACACCATTGTATGCGTAGTTATCTATCATGTCATCACTGAGAATAGTAACTCCCATTTCAGCAGCTATTTCTTCGTCTGTTTTAGCAGTTGATTGTTTTGTATTCATAGTAATACTCACTTTATCGTTGTTATTAATATTTTCTAATGTTTGCACTAACTTTTCTCTTTTACTGTTAAAGTGCATATTTACACCGTGATTACGTAACTCATCACTAATTTGTTTGGATGTCATTTCTTGTATGTTCATAATATCTCCTATATTAAGTCTTCCCCACATACGTAGTATGTGAGGAAGACAAGCTTAATTAAGCTTTTTTACACCAAATGATTCCTAGACGCTCAGGACGTAAAGCCATGAACCCATAGTACCATTTGATTGAGTAAAAACCCTTTTCACCGTAAGGGTCATTCACGTCAGCAGTCTCTTTACCTGGCTTCTTGTGAGTAGTAGTGAACTTAAGGCTCTTACCATCAGTTTGGAAACCAATAGTAGTAAATGAACCGTCACCTACACAAAGCATAGGGAAAATGTCTGCACTAGATGCACCCGCACCTGAATCATACTGCATTTCAGGAACTACAACAAAACGGAACTGGTCTACTGAACCAATTTCACCGTTAAGAATTGTAGAAGCGTCAGCGTATTTTTCTACACCAACAAATCCTGAACCAACACCTGAACCAGATATATCAGTCATCTTACGTACCATTGGAATTAAATCTGGACCAATGTACATAACACGTCCACCGTTAACAGTTTTAGTATCTGTCATACGAGAACCTGAAATAATCTTAGTTTGCTTAGGTGTCTTGTTGTTATCTAACGCAATAGACAATGTCATCAAGTCATTGTAAGTTGCTACAGCATTAACGTTAGCTTTTGCTGCTCCACCAATGAAATAAGCAGTACCGCTAGAAGTAGCAGTATTGATTAGATCTTTTTGCAACTGTGCTTCAGTCATTTCTGTAGCACCAACCATCATTTCTTCAGTGATGTGTGACATCAACTCTGAGTCTGAATCAAAGTCTAAAGACTCTTGAGTGTACTCAGTGAAGAAACCTTGCTTGATAAGTGAACCAGTAATTTGTGTACGCTTGAAACCTACACGGTTAACTCTTCCACCATTCTCAGTCAATGCAGGAAGACGATCAGCGATTACACCAACATCTTTTGATGAACCGTAAAGGTTACCATACATTTGCTTAGTACTACCACCAGTACCAGCTGCAGTAGTTGCATTAGCCTGAGTTGCATAAAAACCAGCATGAGTTGCAGTTGCTGCTGTATGTCCAGTACCGCCTGTTTGTAATACACCTGCAGCATTCCAAGCCATAAACTTAGCACTGTTTTGAATCAGACCGTCAGCATCAATACCTTGGTCTGTTGTATTCAAATCATCTAATAATGGTTGATATACATCTTGCTTAATTGTCTTACCATGATGCTTAGGCATAGCCCTAACATCTGCCAATGGCATAAAGTACTGAATGTCACGTACTTTAATGAGCGCTTTCTTAAAATAAAAGTCAGTGCGCGCTTGTGCACCTACATTACTGGCGCCATTTGCGCCTGTGCCGTATTCTAAAGCCATATTATTCTCCTATAGCTGTATTAAAAGAGAAAGACTATACATCGGCTAATTTCATGAACTCTTCATCAGTCATACCTAAGTAATTAGCTGATGCAGCTTCAGTCTTACCCGCAGTCTTCCTTGTTCCTGCTGCAGCTTTACGCTTTTGTTTTACAACAGCAGGGTCCTGTGCTTTAGTCTTCGTTACAGATGCAGGTGGAGGAGTATTAACTTCATTGTTTGAGGAAACTATTTCACCACGTTGTGCAAGCATATCTGCTACTTGTCTATATGCTTCAATATCAGATACGTTTAATCTTCCTAATGCACGTTCTGTATCAATAACTGCTTGAACTTTATCATAAACACCATTAAAAACATGTTCATTAATAATTCCAATTATTTCAGGATTACTTGATATTACTTCTTTACTAGCACTATCCCACTCTTTACCAACAATGCGAATAGTTTTATCAAAAGAAGGTGTTTGTTTAATTTCATCAAGTACTTGATTTAACTGAAACTCTTTATCAGTTACTGCATAATTACCTGGTTTATAGTTTACTTCTTCACTTGTATCTATATCTAACGGATCAATGCCACTATCTTTTATAAGTTGTAGTATTGCTTTTGGATCTTTTTTAGAAAGATCAATTAAGTTATTAAGTTTTGCTTGATTTAATAACCCTTCTTTTTCTAACATATTTACTATTTTAAGATTAGGACTTAACATCTTCATCTTATTATGATAGTCAGCTCCTTTTTGCATTAAAGCGATTGCATCATCAATATTATCGACTTGCATCATCCTTTTACTAGCTTTAAAAGGTGCCATTATCCGTTTATATGCTGCTTCAAAATCAATGTTAGCAGTTTCTTGAGTATCCTCTGTATCAGCTTCATTGGTATCTTCAGTTGCATCTGTATCTTCAGACTCTAACTCCACAGTATCTTCTAATGTTTCGTCTTCTAGTTGAGTATCCTCATCTAGGTCAGCTACTTCATCTTTTAATATCTCTTCATCAGATTCTTCCGTATTACTTTCAGACTCATCCGTTTCCTCATAGGGGTCGACCCCATCAGGATTTACTTCTTCATCTTCACTTGTTACTTCTTCAGAAGTTTGCTCTTCTTCAGGAGTATCAATTTCTTCAGTTTCTTGAGCTGCTATTAATTGAGCTTCAAGTTCACTTAAATCTTGTTTTAGGAATTCTTCATCATCCATTCCTAGAGGACTATTTACTTCAGCCATTGCTTAAATCCTCCTGTAATATTTGAGTTCTAGCATCTTCATCTTCTTTGTATGCTTGTTCTGCTTGTGTGCCTCGTGTTAACACACTATCAAAGAAATTACTTAACGCTCCTATTCCATAAATCATGTTATCAATGATTTCTTGTTGTTCTTTATTTAAAGAACTAGCTTTTGCCATAACTAATCTAGCTGCTTCTTCTTTAAAATAGTAATCTAATATAACTTTTTTAAATTCTCTATTTTTAAAAAGTTTTACGCAACTATTTTTAACTTCAATAAAATGCTTAGCTTGCTGCATATTATCGTCTAACTCTTGTAATTGTTCTTCTGTGCTCATCGTGTGTCCTCTTATTGAGATAAAAACAAAGTAGTAAAGTTCTCCTTTTTCGCGATTATATCACTATTTTTCAAAGTTTACTGTTATTTGACATTGATTCACTTAAGATTGCATCAGCAAATTTGTTATCAATGTTATTTTGTTGATCTACATTTTTCATGTTTTCTTCATGTTGTCTATTGACTCCAGATTCTTGTTCAACAAAAGTTAAATCATCTAAATCAGCTTTACTATTAATACTTCTAGACTTAGATAATTCAGTTTGAGTTTTAGCTTTCTTAAATTCTACATCTACTGCATTTTCTTGTGCTTTAGCTGTTTCATTAGCTATTTGAGCTTGTAATAGTTGCATTTCAAGTTGTGCTTTTTGTTCAGCCATTGGATTAGGTTGTGGCTGATATTCTTTAATTTGTTTAGCTAAATCAGGCATTTTACGTAATCTAGCTATATCAGCTAATATTATTTGTGACATTGCTGAATCCATGTTGTTACCCATTGTTTGCAACATAAAAGATAGTTCTTGTGCTTTTTCGTTGTCAGCTTCAGCTGTAGATATATTTAATTTAATATCATACATACCACCTAAATCTTCACGATTAATAGCAACAAACTCTTCGTTAGTTACCCTTATTATTTCTTCATCAGATAAAAATTCAGCATTCATCGAAATTATCTTACGTCCTATTTGATTAATACCATCTGCTAGTCTTCTAAGTATTCCTAACTCACGTTTAGATGCTGCATCTAATGCACTTCTAATACCTGTAGCTGTATTACCTAACGCTGAGCCACTAATACCACTATTAAATGCTTTAACGCCTGTTAATGATTCTGCTTCGTTGTTTTGAAGATTTAACATGTTTAATGCACTATTAGGTATTTCAGGATACGTATCCATGTGAAATGCTTGTCTAGGGTCTACATTAGAATTAAATTTATAATCTGCACCTTGTTCAAACTTACGAGCATTTGTAACATCTAAAGCATCTTTACGAATACCCATTTGTCCATTAGCAGACCTACCAATAATATCAATCATACCTCGTGTTACAGCACCAATAATCTTTTGATTATCTTCTAATAATGCACCATCTGGTTCACCATAAATGTGTTTGCGTACAGGTAAATATTGAACTGATACAAACGGTAGCTTTTTATCAGGAAATGGATTAGCTTCCATTCTAATTAATACATCACCTACCCAAGTAGCAATAAATGGTTCTACTTCACCAGTATCGTTAATATCCCAGTAGCCCCAGTATTCATAAACAATAATTTTTTTACGTGGATCGTCTTTAAACTTAAAGTTTGTTTCATCTTCTAAGTTATGGTCTGGTTGTGCTAATGGTGCAGCATTTTCTAATATAACATGTTCTAAATTTGAGTATCTACCATCTTTTTTAAGTTCAGCCATAGATGTTTCAAAACTGTAAATAATAAAGTTAGCTTTATTTAAGTCACCTAAACAAGTTGGATCAATAATTACATTGTTATAATCACATACTTCTAATTCAGGTTGATTCTTAATAATTTTTGTTTCTTCTTCTATATGAGAACCAACTTGCATTGGCATAACTGGAATGTTATTTTGCATTGTAAGTCTATGTGCTTCTTTCATTTCTGGAGCAATTTCAGACTCATATTTTTGTGGATTTTGTTCCATCATTTGATGCAATTGTTGATGCATTTGTGCAGATTCTGGACTTTCTTGATATTCAAAATCAGGAACTTCTACTTCAACTATTTCATCTTGATATTCCCAACCAACTTTAACAACTACAGTACCTTCATCTACTGCAGTACGCACATACTCATCAATAAAAGCAGTTTTATCTAATTTACAATTAACTTGATAATTTAATAATAATTGATTTTGAATTGCAGATTCTTTATCTTCAAATGTCATTGGTGATGTGTTAAACAAATCATCTGTAGATAAAAATGGTTCACTTAACGCAGCATAACGCCATTCAGCTTGTTTTCTAATAAGTTTAGGGACAATTTTTGATCTGCCTTTTTTATTGTTGATTGTTTGTTCGCCATTTAAAGCATCTATCCAACCATCAACATCTAATACATGTGATGTGTGAGAAGACTGAGCTTCATCGTAATCAGCTTTAAGTTCTAATAAGTCAGGTGGATTTTTCCAATCTACAAGCTTTTTTGGTTCACTTAAATCTACATCTAAATCATGCTGTTTTGCCATTATGCTTCTTCCTCAAATTGTCCGTTATTATATCGCTTAACTTTGTAAATAACATGGTTTTCAAATTCTATTGGTTTTGTGTCAATATATTTAAAATAACCTTTATCATTGTCTGCAAAACTTACATAAAGATCGTCATTAACAATAATTTCATTAAAAAAATATTTTAATAATTTTGCAAAATTTTTTTTATCTTTAAAATCATCTCCAATTGCTATTGTTAATGCTAAATAGCCATTAATGCGTTTATCATGCCTATAGTATAAATAAGCATTGCCATTTTGTAAAACTGTACATCTATGAAATTTAATATCCATTAATTATTTACTGTAAAAAGTTTTTTAATTGCTGTTATATCAAATTCTTTTTGTTCAGGTTTTTTTACAAATTGCGGTAATACACCCCCATCTTTACCCCATGTTTCCATTGCTTTTTCATAACCAGCATCTGTTTTCCAAAATTCAGATTTTTCATCAGCATCATAATAACCTTGTTTATTCCCTTTATTATCTAACGGTCTTTTAAATCCAGGAACTGGTCCATAATCAATTTTTAAATCTTTTATTAAATTAACATCTTCTTGTAATTGCATATCTCCTTTATAAGTAAATACAGGTTTAACATTAGCTGCTAATTTTTTTAATTTTTTATCTGCTAATTTTGTATCATTTTTTATTTTAATTTTGTTTTTATTTATAAATCCTGGATCAGCTGCTATTAATGACATACCTGCATCATTTACTTTATATATTCCAGTAGCTGTTTTTGCTGAAGTTTCTTTTAAACTATCACTACGATTTTTTGCTTCTTGTTCTGCTTCAAATTTACTTTCATGTGTACTTGTTATCCAACCATCTAATGCTGAATCATCTAAATCAAGAAAGCGTTTTAATTGATCTGAAGTATAAATTTTACCTTTATGTAAAGTAGGCATATTAATCCACTTACCGTTATATTTAAAAGTAGTAGATAATTCTGAATGTTTTTCCCCAGTTTCTACGTCTTCATAAATAGGACGACCATATTGATTTTCAAGTGAAGTTGATTTTAATGTTTTAGACACTTTTATTTATTCCACTTTGCGTTTACTTTACGATGTTTATTCCAAGCTGCAAATCCACCTAACTTTAAACCATAATAAGCTAAGTAATTAATTAACCTGAAGCCATTTTGTATTATGTTTACGTCTCTAAATATAATGTCTAATTGCTTTTGAGTTTTCATGCCAATAGTTTTCTTTTTACCTTTACATAATAAGGTTTGGTATTTATAACCGTAGTCATGTATTAATCCTCCAACTAATAATACACCCATTGGTGATAACCAGGTATGTAAGAATTTAGGTACTGATGCTCCATCAAATATAAATCCTTTAGGTATTACTAAGTCTTGTCCATCAATGTTGTAATGATAGTCGTTTACTATCTCCCACTTACGAGATACAAATAACCAAACTTTAATTCCTCCCCAAAAGCCTTTACCTTTAGTAGGTATAGGAATAGGTTTCATATGTGGCATACTAATTGCTTTAAACTTTAGATTAGG